TGGTGGGTTACGTGATTTCTTTGGAGGTCTCGTTAGAGGAGGTGGAGCTGACGGAGTTGGGAACTACGGAGTGCTAGGCGACTTGCTAGGCGGAGTTACTGACAAGTTAGGCATTACAAATTATGGAGGAGACAAGCAATCAAACACAGGTGGCGGATTGGGAACACTAGGAAAACTAGGTATAGCAGGTCTATCAGGTCTTATTGGCAAATTGGCTTACGAAGAAGCTAAGAAAAACAAAGGTGTACCATTAACACCACTTACAACCACAGACCAATTAGGTAGATATAACATAGCGGCTGAGATAGCCAGACAAAAAGGCGAAGAAATGCCTAGCAGAGTAGAGTTTGGATTAAACCCACAGGGTATGCCTGCATTACAAGGCGGCATGCCAAGAAGTGCTGCACATGGAGGCATTATGGCCTTTGCAGATGGTGGTGTTGTAGCAATGCAGGAAGGTGGCGAACCACCTATTGACCCTGCAAATTTTCCTGTTATGGATGGTCAAATAGACGGTCCAGGTACTGAAACATCAGATGATATACCCGCAATGCTTTCAGATGGCGAGTTTGTAATGACAGCTAAGGCTGTAAAAGGTGCAGGTAGTTTTGATGTAGCAACCAATGATAGTAATGGCATTGTCACATTGACACCAAACGGCGACCCAAGTCGTGACTCCGGAACAAGAGTAATGTATAAACTAATGGAACACTTTGGGAGCATGGCGTAATGGCTGAAGAACAAGGACCTATTGCTTTAGATGTACAGCAACAATTTAGAACACTAGACCCTGCAACACGGGAATTATTTTATGGCTCTGGAATACCGGGTACAGCTTCATATAGTCCTGGCTTTTTACAGCAAGCGTTTCAAGCAAGTAACAGAACATTCTTTGATGAAGAAGGTAATCCACTTATAGCGCCACAAATGGTTGCAGGCTTATCGCCCGACCAACAAAGAGCTATACAGCTATCAAGAGAGGCTACAGGCATACAAACGCCCTTTATAGAGCAAGCAGGTAAATCTTATGGTACAGGCTTAGAATCTTTATTTGGTGGCTTAGGAGAAGGCAGAGAGATTGCTAAAGGCGCAGAAAAACAGTTTGGCACAGGACTTGATGCGGCTTCAGAATATTTAAGACGAGGCGGTTTAGGTCAATTTAGTCAAGATATGACACAAGATTTTTATGACCCATACGAACAAGCAGTCGTTGACCAAGTTACTAAAGATTTTATGAAAGCAGGAGCTAAAAGCGATATAGCTGCAAGAGCATCTGATATTGGTAGAGGTGGCGAATCTGCGTTTGGCTCAAGAGCAAGGCTAGGAGCCACAGAAAGACAAGAAGCGCTAGGAAGAGGCTTAGGTGAGGCTTTGAGTGGCATAAGAAGTAGAGGTTTTCAACAGGCACAACAAAGAGCTTTGGGTGAGTTTGGTAGACAGCAACAAGCAATGACAGGATTGGGTGGCAGTTTGGCCAATGTAGCTGGACAAAGAGCTGCGGGCATGAGAGGTCTTGGTTCTACTTTAGCCGGTTATGGACAAGCAGGACAGCAAGGTTTATTCAGCGCAGGAAGTGCTATGTCTAATCTTGGAACACAGGCTCAACAAGCTGCACAGGCAGACATACAAAGAACAATAGGCATAGGCGGTCTTACACAAGGTCAACAACAAGCACAACTAGATGCTGCTAGAGCCAATGCAATGCAACAACAAATGGCTCCGTTACAACAAATGCAATCATTATTGCCGTTTGTATCAGCCGTACCCGCAGGATTTAGTAACATAGCTACAACTTATGGTGTGCAACCATCTCCATTACAAGCTGGTTTAGGCGCAGGATTAAGCTCATTAGGAGCGCTAGGAGGTTTCTTCAACCCGCCACAAACTAATACAAATTATAATTTTCCACAAACACAACAGCCAACAACAACACCAACAACAACACAAAGTCCACCACCAAGCTCTCAACAGGGTTTTAATCCATCTTTTCAACTAAACTTCTAATGACTATAAGTAGAATGGGTATATCTTCGTTAATGGGTTTTGCAAATGGTGGCGATGCCATTGACCAAACATTGCAAGACAACATTGTTGATGAAACAAATAAAAAAGAAATAGAAAATAAAGACATGAGCTTTTTACAAAATTTGTTAGGGCAAAATGATATGAATTTTCAATTTAAACAATACAGCGACATGCTTTCTAATATAGCCTCGCCTAGACCAGCTGCAACTGGATATGATTTAGCAAGCGCATTAGGAAGAGGGTTGTTAGCACAGCAAGCTGAGAAATTTCCCTCTGTAGGAAGAGGGCTTGGTCTTGGCTTTCAAGAATTTAGTAAGCTGCAAAAAGAAATTGACGAAGAAAACAGAAAAAACAAACAAGCTAGAGATATGACAGCGTTTGGCTTGGTGGCAAACCGTAAAGCAAAACAAGAACCTTCTGGCAAGGTTATGGAAATGTTTGTAAACGATGACCAACAATTTTACAAATCTATTTTAGTAGGAAATGAGGTTAAGTTCATAGGCCCAGAGGGTGAGTTCACAATAGAAGAATTTTACGACAAATTTAAAGGAACAAACATGCGACCAACCGTAGGAAGTGAGGCGGGTAGATATGTACCAAATTACCCACAGTTTGCTGCAGCCTCTAAAGAAATGAATGAAGAAAGACGCTCTCTTACAGCATTGCAAAGCTATGTGCAAAACAGAATTGAGGGTGGTCAGGGTATAGACTTTTTTGCAAATGATGTAATTACTATTTTTAAAACGCTGTCAGGCGACCCACTTGCACAGGGTCTAAGCGCAGAACAGCTTGCACAAGAAATGTCAAAGGGTAAGTTTCAAGGTTTAATTGGTAAGTTTAGAACAGAGATAGTTGGTCCGGGTGTTATGACAGAGTTTGATGCAGAAAGAATTATTATGGCTCTTGGTGCAGAACCAGGTGCATTACAAAATGTAACAGTAATGAAAAATATCATGAGAGATATTTTTTCTAAAAAATATGAAAAATATTTGGAATCAACCAAAACCTACAACCTAGGAGCTTTATCTGGCAAATATCCAAACTATGCTCCAGAGGTTCCAATTGAGTTTGACAATTCTATTTTTGATTTTAACTTTGATGCAATGCGACCACCAGAGGTAACGGTAGAAGAAAAAACAGATGAATTTGAAATTTGGCTGTACCCGAATGGTGATAGAAAGAAATTTTTTAAAACTGGCGCAGTTCTTGTACTACAACCAAAAAGTAATAAAGAACTTAAAAAAGTGGAAGAGTTATGATTTTTGCTAGCGAAGAACAAAAAAAAATTAATGAATGGCTAACGGAATTGTCTAAAGATTCAGCTTGGCGTTCAGAGGACATACCTGATTTGCGTGCTGCAATAAATCAACAAGCGGTTATTGCGGGCGAAGGTGCCTCACCCGCTTTATTACAATTACAAAGTTATTTAAACAGCGCTGAAAGCAACGCAAGAGAAATGTTTGCACAGGGTGCTACTTTTAATCTTGCAGATGAAATTAAATCTATTGGTACAAGATACCCTCGTGATTTTTATTTAGCAGTAGAAAATGATGCAATGCGTGTATATAAACAACAAAACCCAATTAAATCGGCGGCTCAACAAATAGGTGGTGCTTTTATACCGACAGCAGTTACAATGGTTGCAAATGTAGCAGGCAAAAAAATACCCAAAATACCTGCTCCTAAAATATATGTAGACCCTCGTATGCAAAAAGGCATAGATTTTGTAACGGCTGCAACAAGAAAATTTGCTTCTAAATTCAACCCTTTTCAAAAAGGTATTGCAAAGTCTGGAGTATATGGAACAACTTATGCTATTGGTGCTGATGAGGGTAGCGCTACAGAAAGAGTAACAAAACTAAAACCTTATGTAACCGGACTTATAGCAGCAGGCTTAGCAATACCAAGCAGGTTTATCACTGGTAAAATTTTTAACGCTATAGCTGACAGAGTATCAAGATACCCTAGTGCTGAAAGGGGTGAAGAAATAGCTTATGAAATGTTAGCAGAAGCTCTCGAAAATGATGCTGGTTCAGTAGAAGAGGCTTTGGTAATGGCAACAAATGCAATGAATAAAGGCAGAGATTTGACAGTTGCAGATACAAGTAGAAGCACAGCAGACTTGTTAGACATGGTAAACATGATTCCAAGCAAACTAACCTCGCAAACTCGTGAGTTTTTAGAGCAACGACAGCAGGGTAGGTTTCAAAGAATACAAAGTGACCTAGTAAAAGCCTTTGGTCCTGATGCAAGTTATTATGAAACAATTAAATTATTGCAAGAAGCGAGAAGTGCAGACGCTGCACCACTTTATGAAGCGGCCAAGGTTGACCCAGAAACCGGTGAGGATAGGTTTGTAGCTTTGGGTGATGAATATTTAGTTAATGTTGGTGGCAAGGAAGATACAATAACTTTAAATACCCTTCTTTCAAGACCTGTGATGAAAGATGCTTACGCTAGAGCATCAAGAATTGCTGCAAATCAAGGTATAGTATTGCCTAATGTTGAATTTACAGAAGACGGTCTAGTAATATTAGAAGGTGAAAACAAGGGTCAGTCTATTGATGCTTTAAATTTCGAATTTTTACATTTTATGAAACAGGGGTTAGATGACTTAATTAGCAATGCCAACAGTCCTGTTAAAACAAGCACCTCTGTTGGGCGAACTGAGTTAGCCGGTTACATGCAAAACAAAAATGTTTTTTTACAAATATTAGATAACAATGCAGATTACGCAGCAGCTAGAAAAATATTTGCAGGACACATGGCAACAGCAGATGCTTTAGAAATGGGTAAAAATGTTTTTAACAAGTCTTATACAAAAAATATAAACCTGCATGAAATAGTTGCAAACTATGGCCCGTCAGAAAAAGAGGCTTTTACTAACGGTGTTTACCACGGTCTTGATGAAAAATTAATGGAAACATCTGAAAAACAAAATTTTGCAGGCAAGCTTCTATATACACCCAGGGTGAGGTCACTAATAAAACTAGCTTTTGATGGAAGCGAACAAGAGTTTAATCAATTTATGGAAAACATGGTTACAGAGGCAGATGCTCGTGCTGTAGAAAACAGAGTGTTAATGGGCAGCCAAACAGCAGGCAGAAGAGAAATGTCAGATAAATATAAAGGAAAAACTAACAGGGCGCTTTTTGCTACAGACTTAAATACATTTGATAAGGTTGTACGATTTGCTATAAACGCAGATTTCGACAAATTAAACGAACAACAAGATAGAGCATTTGCAGATGAAATAAAAAAAATACTAACAGAAACAGAAATTGGCAGATTAGAACAAGAATTAAAAAAGGGTTTTAGTTTGGGCGAAGCGTGGGTTAGAGCTGGTGCTGCACCAAAGTTTGTAGCTTTTTTTAAAGCGTTATCTGATTTAGATGGCTCGCCTTATGTTTTAGGAGATGTCGCAAGTCAAGCAACAGATTTTGCTGAAAGCGCGCAAATTATAGATTTTGATAAATATGATAGAAAAATTAAAGAAAATTTTTATAAGCTTATGGAACAGAATCTTGAAACCTCAAGCATAGACAACGCAAGAAGAAGCATGCCTGACTCTATAGCAGACCAAGTATTACCCGAAGAAAAAGAAAATATTGCAAGTCAGCTTGATA